GTCACGGCTGTTTTTAGTTTTGAACCGGGATTTAGTCTTCTATAGGCTTTGACACCGGCTCGAGTCATGCCTGCTCCGGCCTTTGTAGGCCTGAAGTTTTTCTTATTTCTCGCAGGCATAGTGCCTTTTGAGAATTTTTCTCTAACTTGAAAATCGTTTCTCATTATCCAGTATACCCAATTGTTACAGAATCAGTTACATCTAAATCTAGATATACACCATTTTTAAATCTAATACCTGAACCTGGAACAAAAATATCTAGACCTTCGCTACCAAATTTTGCTTGAAACTCTAAAGAACCACCTGTTCCAGTTCCGTCATGTAGCTTAACAGTTGCGTTTGTAGCAGCGTGTGCTTGAATGTATGTGACTCTGCATGGTCCTAAATCTGTGCTACCACCAGTAATCGTTTTAAAATTACCGTCTGCAGTTAACGTTGTAAACTTCTGATCACTTGAAAAAGATCCACCGCCAGCCATTAGTCTAACATCCCCTTATAATATTTTTCATTTGATTTATTACTTAACATAGTTCCAGCGTATTCACTTTTAATTGCTGGTCCAATATATGGATCAGTTCCTGTTGCTAATTTTTTTCTTTTTGCAAAAGTTCTAACGTTTGTAGGTTTAGGTCCTGTATTACTCGCTGCTCTTTTTCGTCTGACAGCACTCGCCCTTTGCGAGTCGCTCATCCGTGTGGCTTTTGCAAGTGGGACGCATTT